CAATGGGCACGTACTGAAATAGTATTAAAAGATGATACTATGATTATGTGTAGAGGTACTGGACAGCAGGTAGTTGGATTAAAACATGGTAATCAAAGACCAACATTAGTTGTATTAGATGACCCAGAAGATATGGTAAATACTAAAACATCTGAAGCTATGGAATATAACTTACGTTGGTTATTACAAAGTTTAGTTCCATCATTAGATGCAAGACGAGGTAGAATAGCTATTATTGGTACACCACAACATCAGCGTTGCATGGTTGAGATGTTATGTAAAACAGATGGTTGGGTATCAAAAAGGTATAAAGCGTTGCTAGATGATGGAACAGCATTGTGGGAAAAGATGTGGTCTAAAGAAAAACTATTAGAAGAAAAGAAATCATTAGATTCTATTGGTAGAGTATCTTCTTTTTATCGTGAATATCAATGTGAGATAATTGGTGATGAAGACCAAATGTTTAAAGAAAGTTATTTGCAATATTATCAAGGACAATTTAAATTTGTAGAAGAAGACCATTGTCTTGAGTTTGAATCTGGTAAAGCAATACCAGTAAATATATTTATGGGAATTGACCCAGCTAGTTCTGTAAAGAAACATGCTGACTACTCCACAATAGTCGTTGTTGCTGTAGATTCTAAGAATAACAAATACGTACTCCCCTACTATAGAAAAAGGTCTACACCTATGGAACTAGCTGATCACATTATACAATACTTTAAAAAATATAAACCTATGAAGACTAGAATAGAATCAGTAGGGTATCAAGAGATGTTAAGAGATTATTTACGTCAAAGAGCAGAGGAAGAAGGTTTATTTATACCTGGTCTTGAAATAAAAGAAAGTCCACGTAATAGTAAATCATCTAGATTAGAAACAATGCAACCATGGTTTGCACAAAAAAAGATTTATATGTTAGAAAATATGAATGAATTAAAAGATGAATTATTAATGTTTCCTAGGGGTAAACATGATGACTTGCTTGATGGGTTGTATTATGCAACTAAACATAATTATCCACCCTATAATAAAAAAATAAATACAAAAAATCATCACTCCACCACTAATTTTGCAAAAAAAACTACAGATTGGATGGTTTCTTGAAACTTTTTAGTATTAAATTACTTTATAACTAATAGATACCACTATGGCAGAGAAACATCCAGAAGTAAAGAGAAATGAAGAACTCTTAACGGAGTATGCTTCAGTCCGTACTAAATGGGCAAGACAAGCAACTGAGGATAATGAGTTTAGAAATGGTATGCAATGGACCAAAGAACAGGTTAATGAATTACGTAAAAGAGCTCAAGAGCCATTAGTAGTAAATGTTATTTATCCTGCAGTAGAACAAGCTAAAGCTATGTTAACTGCAAACTCACCAAGATTTCAATCTACAGCTAGAGAAAGTAGTGATGTTAAAAGTGGACAAGTTATGTCTGACATAATGAGTTGGATATGGGAACAGTCTACTGGTAATACACAACTTAAACAAGCTATAGATGATTATTATGTAAAAGGTATGGGGGTACTATTAACATATAGCGACCCTAATGCAGATTATGGAAAAGGTGAGATATTTATAAAAGCAATAGACCCTCTTGACTTATACATATGCCCATCTTCGACTGACCCTTTCTCAAGAGATGCCTCTAATATAATTATCTCACGTCTTTTCTCAGAAATGACTTTAATAGAAATGTATCCTGAGTTTAAAGATGTTATTGCAAAAGCTAATGAAAGTCAAGTAGCTCCCTCTGTGGAAACTATTAACTTTGGTTTAGAAGACCAAATTATTTCTAAAAATGAAATTCATAGCTATAATATGAACAATAGAGATGAAAGACAAATAGAAGTAATAGAAAGATACACTAAAATACGTATTCCACATTATAGAACATTTGACCCAAATATTAATTCAGAAAAGATTTTATCTCCAGAACAATATGAAACATATAAAAGTAAGATAGCTTATAAGATTACTAATAAAGAAAGAGATAAAATTATTACTGATGAAAATGAAGTAAAGCAATATCAGCAAATAGAAGAAGAATTTGGGGATACCTTTCATTTAATGATTAATCCTATAACTCAAACACAAGTAATGATGCAAGGTGAAGAAACTGCAACAGCAATTCCTGACAGCACAACTCTTTTACAAAGATTAACATTTGCAGATTTAATAGCAACTGGAGATATTTTAGTTACAGAATTTGAAATAGACAGGATTAGACAGGTAATATCTGTAGGTGGTGAATTATTATTTGATGTAGTATTGCCATTAGAAGATTATCCTATAGTTACTATGATGAATAATCATAATAGAAATCCTTATCCACAAAGTGATGTAAGAATGGTAAAGGGATTACAATCATACATAAATAAAATTAGATCACTTATAGTTGCACATGCATCATCTTCTACTAATGTAAAACTTCTTATACCAAGAGGTTCTATGAATAGAAAGCAATTAGAAGAAGAATGGGGCAGAGCAGGTACTGCTGTTATAGAGTTTGACCCTGAATTAGGACAACCAGTTGTTGCAGGTCCAGTACCATTACCTAATGAACTATATAAAAATGAAGCAGATGCAAAAGCAGATATAGAAAGAATACTAGGTATATATGCATTAATGCAAGGAGATACTCGTCAAATGCCACAAACCTATAAAGGTACTTTAGCAATTGATGAATATGGGCAAAGAAGAATTAAGTCAAAACGTGATGATATTGAAGGAGCAATAAACGAACTAGCTAAAATAGTAATACAATATGTACAAGCTACATATACTAATTTAAAAGTCTTAAGATTGCTGCAACCTAACCATAAACCAAAAGAAGTAAAATTAAATGAACCCATCTATGATAATGTATCAGGAGAATTTCTTGGTAAACTAAATGATGTAACTGTTGGTAAATATGACCTTGTTGTAGTAACTGGTTCAACATTACCTTCTAATAGATATGCACGTTTTGAATATTATATGGAACTTTATAAAACTGGTATCATTGACCAATTAGAAGTATTAAAACAAACTGATGTTGCAAATGTAGAAGATGTTATCAATAGAAAAGGTCAGATACAACAAATGATGAATCAAATAGATTCACAAAGTAAACAGATTAAAGATTTGCAGGGAGACTTGCAAACTGCACAACGTGAAGTAATTCATGCTAGGCAGAGAGTAGAAGTTGAGAAATTTAAAACTCAACTTGAATCTTCAGCTAATAAAGTTGATATGGCTACAAAGCTATATGATGCTAGAAGTGAAGATGAATTAAAGAAAATGAAAAACGTCGTTGCCGAGGAAACCCCTACGAATGACATGATAGTACCATTGGAGGAATAATGGAACAACAACAACAAAGTAATGCTGATGTACAGACTGATACTGGAGCTGATAGTATATTTATGAATGATAGCTCTAATTCAGATACAATGCAGCCTGGACCATCAATTACTCAATCAACTAGAGAACAAACACAAGCACCTCAAACTGAACAAGCCAATCCAGTTGCTGAGGAACAAAATAATGTATCTGAAAAAGACGACCCGAATAGGATGGCATATTGGCAATCACAAGCAGATAAGGCTAAGAATGAGGCTTATATAATGGCTCAAGAAGCTGAAAAATATAGACAGCAATTGCAGCAAATACAACAACAGCACTCAGTCTCCAATGAATCCCAGAATAGGCTACGTTCTGATTCACTTGAAGGACCAACTGCACCTGAAAAACCAATCTCCTATAATGAGGTTGATGCTTATAATGACCCAGAGAGCGATTCTTTTAAATATAGAGTAAGCTATGATAAATATCGTGATGCACGTATGGACCATTTACAGAAGCTTGAACTTATTCGTCAAAAGCAATTACAAAATCAATTTGCTAGACAACAAGAAACTCAAATGGTAAACCAAGCATATAATCAAGTACAAAATACTTATGGTTGGGACCAAATGAAAGCTGCTGACTTTATTGGTTGGGCTAAAAATCCATCAAATATTACGTTAGATTCTTTAGCTAAGCTATATGATATTAGTGTTTCTCCTGGAATACAACAACAACAAGTAGAGCAAAAGAAACAAGCTATGCAAAATCAAAATGAAGCTTTAAAAGTTCCTACAACAACTACTGTTGCTCCTGGAACTTCACAGCCTCAGATGGATGATGAAGCTATGTTTAATGAAGCTCTTCTTAGTAAATCATATAAAAGAAGGAAATAATACAAATGGCTGCAAAAAATCTTAGTGGTTCTGGTGTATTGTTTACTGATAGGCGAGATTTTTACATTAGTCCAGATGTAGTAAAAGAACTATGGACAGATGTAACACCTTTTACAACTGTAGTAGCCAATCGTGAGCAAAGAACACCAACAGACCCAGTTTTCAAAATGTTCGAGCATAGAAACCCTTGGCAAAAGCAAGAGTTTTCTGCTGCTTCAAATCCAGGAAGTTTAGCTGCAGGTGATTCAGAATCTGATGCAACTGATGTAGATGGTATCGTAGGACTAGCAAGTTCTGTTGATGGCTCTTGGGTAGGTTTAGTTTGTGAAGTTTTTGATTCAACTAAAACTACAAAAAAAGGACATGCATTAGTTACAACTGCTGTATCTACTTCATCTATTAAATACAAAAACATAGATAGAACAGCTGCTCTAGACGTTGCTGATAATGATGTTTTCGTAGTAGTAGGTAATGCACATGGTGAAGGTACAACTGCTCCTGATGCATGGTCAGATGAGTTGAAAGTAGTTTTCAATAGTACACAAATTTTTAAAACACCTTTAGAAATTACAGGTACTTTAGAAGCTGCTGCTCTACGTGGAGAATCTTCTGAGTTGGCAAGACTTAGAATGCAAAAAGCACAAGAGCATAAGATTCAAAAAGAAAGAGCTTTCTTATTTGGAGTAAGTGCTGAGGGTACAAACCTTGGTGATGGAGGTCCATCAGGAAGTGGAGACACTTTTGCTGATTCAGGCATTTCAGATGCAAATGGTAATACAGTACGTACTACTAATGGTATTATAACTGCAATTGAAGACCATGGTTCAAGCTCAGGTGATGACCAAAATATCTTTACTATTTCAGAAGCTACATATTCATATAGTAACTTTGTGGATGATATGGAAAAAGTTTTCCAATATGTTCCTGAAGAAGGTATGAAAATGGCTTTCTGTGGTAGAGGTGCAATGAGTTATTTTTCTAAAATAGACGGTGCATCTGGTATTGCTGGAGCTTCAGGTTGGACTGTAAACTTAGGACCAACTGAAAGAAGTTCATATGGTTTTAACTACAGACAATTAGAATCTCCTCATGGAGTTCTTATGTTAATTCCAACACCAGTCCTTAGAGGACCACATAATAAGCAAATGCTTATCGTGTCTGATGAAAACCTTTTTCATGCTGTATATAGACCACCAGTCTATCAAACAAACATCAAAACTGATGATGCATTTGATGGAGTGAAGGATCAATATATGTCTGATGAAGGTATTGGTATAACCTTAGTAGAATCCCATAAACTATTTACAATAACAGATTAAGGGAGGTAAACTATGGCTAGACCATTTCACGGAGGAACAATAGCAGGAGTTGAAAGTATAAGTGCTGCAACTACTCTAGGTAAATCAGATTCAGGAAAAGTTTTCATGATTACTGATTCTGGAGGTTCAGGATATACTATAACATTACCTACACCAGCTAATGCAGGAGTAGGTTTTCATGCTAAGTTCATTGTTAACGTAGCTGCAGGTGCAACACTCAATAATAGTGGTGGTGAGGATGTAATACTTAGTGATGGACAAAGTGATGTTATGGTAACACACTTTATAGATGCAAACTCTGATGTTGTTACTGATGATGCAAGTGATACTATTGCCTTTGATAATACAGCAGTAAAAGGAGATTTTATAGAGCTTTTTACTGATGGTTCAATCTACTACGCTTATGGTGTTAGTGGAGTTAATGCAGGTATTACTGTAGCAACTTAATAAATAGTTAAGCAGAACTAGGGGTAAGACGTATAAAGGTTTTACCCCAAATCTGTTAGAAAGAAGAAATGTCAACATTTAAAACAAAAGTAGAAGATTTAATAGGTAGAACAATAACAGATACTGATGCATTAGATGATATGTTAGTATCTTCAGCAAGAGAAGTAGCTGATACTTTACCTAGAAAAAATCTTATTCAAAATGCTACACTTACAGAGGTTACTAGTAATCCAACTGATATAAGTGATAGTAGAATATTGTCTGTAAGTAGAAATGGTTTTTTTGCTAATGAAATACCATATGGACAATCTGCTAGAGTTGCTGATTCAGGCTCTATCTATTTTGCTGATACTACTCAAGATAGAGACCCAGTATTTTATTATAAAGGTAGTAGTTTATTTATTATAGATACACCTACATCAAGTCAAAAAGGTGAGATATTAAGTTTTGCATATCCTGCAGTTTTTGATAGTAGTAATAATATTAATAATGCAACTGCTATTGATAATTTTCCTAGTAGTGCTGAATACGTTGTAGCGTTAGGTGCTGCTGCTAAATTTATGGTTAAACTATCTTCTGAAGATAATGCTAATGAAGATATAGAATTACAAAACTCAACACTAGCCTCTGCACAAAACTTAGAACAAGATTATCGTGCTGAACTAAATAGAATTAAGGAGCAAAAATAATGGCTAATGGATTAGAAAATTTAAGAGAAGGAATTTCACAAACTATTAATCCAGCACCTGGAAGAAGTTTATATGAAAGAACAAGATTGTTTCCTCCTGGAGCTATGGGTCCAGCACAATTACCAACGGAGCAATTTAATAAAAGACAAGAAATAGATTTTTTAACTGTTCTTCAAAGAAATGTAGAGTTTATGAGAGAAAATAATATTTCTAAACCATCTACTGCAGAAGAAAAACTATTGCAAAAATTATTATTAGAACATTACTTGAGACAAGCAGAAGCTGCAAGAAGGATGCAAATGCAACAAAG